CAGTGGACTCGGCAGTGCGCTCGGCAGTGCGCTCGGCAGTGGGCTCGGCAGTGGACTCGGCAGTGCGCTCGGCAGTGGACTCGGCAGTGGACTCGGCAGTGGACTCGGCAGTGGACTCGGCAGTGGGCTCGGCAGTGGGCTCGGCAGTGCGCTCGGCAGTGGGCTCGGCAGTGCGCTCGGCAGTGCGCTCGACAGTGGGCTCGGCAGGCTGGTCTTATTGGGGCGGCTCACTCTGGCCAGGATACGCAGCTTGGTCGGACTACTTCAATATCGTATGTGGCATTCAGATTGACCGCAATTATCATGAAACCGTCGAATCGTGCGGCTACTATTGGATGCTTGACGGCGTGTGTTTTGCGAGCGAACGACCGGCGCGCATCCATCGCGACGAACACGGGCGGCTTCATTCCGCGTCTGGACAGTCGATCGGCTACCCAAGCGGGTGGGGTCTGTGGCATTGGCACGGCGTCCAAGTGCCGCAGCGCGTGATTGAGCAACCTGGGACGTTGACCGTATCGCAGATTGAGAGCGAACAGAATTCCGAGGTCCGTCGCGCGATGCTTGAGCGCTTCGGCCAAGAGCGTTTTCTGCGCGATTCTGGCGCGACCCCAATCCATGGCGACGAGTGCGGGAAACTTTATCGCAAAGAAATCACGGCCGACGAGTCGCTGGTTATGGTGCGCGTGCTGAATCCGACACCAGAACCTGACGGGCAACTGTCTGAGGCCGAGGCACGCAAGGAGTTCGGCGACACCGTTGTCGAGGGCAACTTGAGCGTCATGGTTCGGATCGGCTTCGCTGTAAGGTTAGAACAGCCCAGGTTCAAAGAGTATTTCATTCGCGTTCCGCCAGACATCAAGACGGCGCGCGAGGCCGTTGCTTGGACGTTCGATATACCACCAAACAAATATACGCCAGCGCTTCAAACATAAGGCGCCACCGCGAGGACAGCACAATGAGGCCAGCGATACAGCTTTGTTACCGGCAATTCGGCTTGCGCGTCGAGCAGTTAAGAACCTCGCTCGGATGGACGCAGACGGATCTATCAAAGAAAGTCAACCTTACCCGCGCGAGCATCGCCAATATAGAACTCGGGAGACAGCGTGTCCTTTTGCACCATGTCGAAAAATTCTCGGCCGCGTTCGGCGTGGCGCCCAAGCATCTACTAAAGGGGATATGGACATAATGTTTTCTACGATGCAATGGCTGATAGCTGAGAACGAACGTCTGCGCCGAACGGGGAAGATCGACCGCATCGTGTATTGGGTTTGCATCGGCGCCGTGGTTGTCGTGGCGATACTGAAATATAAAGGAGTTATCTAATGGATACGCTATGACCTTCGACCATATTTCCAATACGCGCTTTGCCAGAACGCAGCCGCGCGAGTGGCGCGATGTCCCTTTCAGCGACGAGCACGCAATCAAGAAAACAGTCCTTCGCGGGATCGGATGGACATTATTTATCTGCGCCATTTTCGCGCTCTCGCTGTGGTCGATCAGCGAAAGTGAATCCTCGCGCGCGCAAACGCATATCTACTACTCTGGACAGACAAAATGAACGCCTTTCTGATTTTCATATTTGGCCTGTGCGTCGGCGTGATTATCGGGTTCCTTACGGCAGCGCTGTTCGTCGTTTCGAGACAAGCGGACGAGCGTATCGAACGCGAGAATCGCGGCTCCCCCGGGGATGAAGCATGAGCGCCTTTATGTACGCGGTGATCTGCAACGACTGCGGCTTGGTCGAATTGAACGAAGCCGAGTACGAGCGCCAGCTTAACGACCCGGACGCGCGGTGGCATTGCCCCATGTGTGACGCGATTGCCAAGTGGGATGACAACTGTCTTTGTATGAAGGAGGAGGACGCATGAACGAACGACAACAGTGGCTTGAGGATCGACGCAAAGGCATCGGCGGAAGCGATGCCGCTGCGGTACTCGGCCTGTCCAAATCGAGAACGCCGTTACAGGTCTATCAGGACAAGCGCGGCGAAGGTGTCGAGCAGGAGGATAACGAGGCCATGCTTTGGGGTAGAGTCTTAGAGCCTGTCGTGCGCCAGCAGTATGCCGAACGCACCGGGAGAATCGTTCGCTTGCCCGAAGGCATCCTAGCGCATCCAAAATACCCGTTCATGCTCGCCAACATCGACGGCGTGACCGGCGACAACCGCTTGGTCGAAATCAAGACGGCAAGAACGCCTATCGGCTTCGGTGAACCCGGGACGGACGAAGTGCCGCAAGCCTACCTCATCCAGGTGCAGCACTACCTTACCGTGACGGCCCTATCCGTTGCTGACTTAGCCGTACTAATCGGCGGCTCAGACTTCCGCATATACGAGATTCCAGCCGATCCCGAATTGCAGGGAATGATCATCGAAGACGAGGCCGCATTCTGGAAACACGTCGAGGACGGCATACCGCCGGAACCGATTACCTTCGCCGACATGCAACAACGCTACGGTCGCGCGAGTCGTGCTGCAACGGTCATTGCTGGCGAAGAGGTAATAGAAGCCGTCCAGCGCCTACACTCCATCAAGACCGCGCTCAAGGCGCACGAAGAAGCCGAAGAAGAACAAAAGGCTGTCATTATGAAAGCGCTCGGCGAGTCCGACACTTTGCTCGATAGCGACGGCAATATCTTGGCGACTTGGAAAGCAGCGAAACCCGCGCAACGATTCGACACCAAGATGTTTCAAATAGGCCACCCGGATCTGTACGCGCAGTTTCTCAAGACCGGCGAGATTTCTCGTCGATTCCTCTTAAAGTAAGGAGATACAATGGAACAGGAAGCAGGAAAGAGCAGCAACCCATTCGGAGATGCCCCTATCGCAGCGAGGCCAACCACCGTCGCAGCCGTTGTGCAAGTCGAACAGCAACGCGCGATTGCAGAAGTCCAAGCCGCCATGATGATTGCGAGGGCCAATCCGCGTGATCCGATTGCGGCAATGGACCGCATTCTGAATGCCTGCACCCGTCCCGGCTTGGCCGATGCTGCGGTCTACACCTACGCCCGCGGCGGCTCTGACATTTCCGGGCCGAGCATCCGGCTTGCCGAGGCGATGGCCCAATCGTGGGGCAACATGGCTTTCGGTATCCGCGAACTGGATCAACGCGCAGGCGAAAGCACCGTCCAAGCCTACGCTTGGGACATCGAAAGCAACACCCGGCGCGAAGTGACCTTTCAAGTGCCGCATATCCGGTACACGAAGAAAGGCAGCTACAAGCTCGAAGACCCGCGTGACATCTACGAAACCATGGCAAACAACGGCGCCCGCCGGCTGCGCGCCTGCATCCTCGCCGTGATCCCCGGTGACGTGACCGAGGCTGCGGTCAATCAGTGCGAAGTGACCATGAAGACCAAGGCCGATACGTCACCAGAGGCCATGCAGAAGATGCTCACGGCTTTTGAGCCATTCGGCGTCACCAAGGATCAGATCGAGACGCGGATTCAGCGCCACTTAGACGCGATCCAGCCTGCCCAAGTGGTGAGCCTCAAGAAGATTTACGCCAGTTTGCGCGACGGCATGAGCCAACCGGCAGATTGGTTCGAGGTCGAAGCGCCAGCAGATGAGGCCAATGCGACGGAACAAGGCACGCGCACAGATGCGGTCAAGGCAGCACTCAAGAAAAAGGCTCCGCCCGTTTCCGATCCGGCGCCGTCCGACGAGAACCCGCAAATGACGGCCATCGACGCCATCGCCAAGTTCACGACTATCAGCAACATCGACAAACTCGACGAGTATATGGACAGCTTACCGATGCTGATCAAGCAAGACGAACGTGTGGCGAAAAAATGGAACGAGCGCCGGAACGAGTTGAAGGAAACGGTGAAGAAATGAACGCACCAGCAGAAACCGGGACCGCACTGACGGCCCAAGCCCGAGCGTCGATCGCCCTGGGCGCCGCCGAACACGAAAAGCGCCTTGTTGCCTTGGCGAAGGCATCGACGGATCTTGTCGAAATCCGTGATACAGCGTCCTACCAGCAAATTCACGGTGCCCGCATGTCCCTGAAACGCGCCCGGCTTGAGCTTGAGAACATCGGCGAAGGTGCGCGCGAGGACGCCAAGAACTTCGCCAAGGCAGTCATCGCCGAGCAGAAACGGCTGATCGCCATCGTCGAGCCCGAGGAGATCCGGCTGCAAGCTATCCAAAAGGCCCACGACGACAAGGTGGAAGCCGAGCGCCAAGCCAAGATCCAAGCCGAGCAGAACCGCATCGCCGAAATTCAATCCCTCATTGCGGAAATAAAGGATGTCGCCCTAGCCAATGTCCACAACACGGCTACGCCTATCTCCATAGCCATGAAAGAACTTGAGCAGTTTCAGATCGACGAGCGTTTTGGCGAGTTCAAGCCAGAGGGCGAGCAAGCCAAGGTTTCCACCATGAACCGCCTGAACGAGCTTTTCAACCTCGCCACAGCGCGCGAGGAAGCGGCAAGGGCCGAAGCTGAAAGCCTGGCCACGGAACAGGACAGGATCAAGGCCGAAAGCGAAGAACTTGCCCGCCGGCAGGCTGAACAGGTCGCCCGGGAGCGTGCGGAGCAGGAAAGGCTCGCTCTGGAGCGCCGCCAGCGCGAGGAAGAGGAAGCTGCGGCCAAGGCCCAACGCCAAGCCGAGGAAGCCGCCAGTAAAGCCCGTATCGAGGCCCAGGAGCGTGCTGCGGCCGAGGCGCGAGCCAAGGCCGACGCCGAGGCTATGGCTCTCAGAATAGCCGAAGAAGCCCGGTTGCGGTCAATCCGTGAGGCTGAAGAGGAAAAACTGCGCAAAGAGGCCGACCGGCTCGCCAAGGAACGCCAAGCGGCCGAAGAACGGGAACGAAAGAAACAGGATGCGATCGAGGCCAAGGCCAAAGCCAAACGGGAAAAGGAAGAGGCTGCAGAACGAGCCCGGTTTGCCAAAGAGCAGGAGAAAATGGACGCCCGGCAGATGCTCGAAGCGTTCGTGACCAGGTTCGGTCATCTGGAGGAATACCGCAGCGTGGTTGAGGCGATCAATGCCTTGGAAGGGAAGGCGAAGGCCGCGCCGTGAGCGCCGTCAACGCCGAAATGCTAAAGCGTAACGCCCTGGCATCCTCGCCTGTCTCGGCTACCTCGCCGCGTTCTCGGTCGTGGCGTACTTCCTGCTCTCTTGGGCTTACGGAGGATGACATGACCGAAATACACATCTACGCAACCGCGCTGCAAAGCGCGGTCCAG